GAGGACAACAGATGTTTGGCTCTATGGTATTTCCAAGCAATGATAAAAACTCTGATATATCTATAGGATTTCGTAATTCGTATGACAAAACATTACCAATAGGCTTATGTGCAGGCTCACAAATTACAGTGTGCTCTAACTTAATGTTTGTAGGTGATATTGTAAAACTACGTAAACACACTCAGAATATTGAGAAAGACATGGATGCATTAATTGCAGAATTGTTTACACAAACTGATAAACTGCACGACAAAGCACAAGAAGATGCTAGTTATATGCATGATATACAACTTAGTAATGAGCAAGTAGGTGATTACTTTGGTCAATTGTTCGTAAATCAGAACGTTTTAAATGGCTCACAACTTAAGACAGCTACTAAAGAGTGGTTCGAGTCTCAAGTATTTAAGTCTAGAAACCTATGGTCTGCCTACAATGCGTGTACTGAAGCACTTAAAACTTCACATCCATCAAATGCTTTGGAAAACTACACTAAATTACATACATTTACAGAAGAATATATCCTAAATGATTATAAAAAGCATTTCAATCAGCAAATGGCTGAGATGGAAGGATATATTGAAATATAATGTAATATGAAAGACAGTCCCTACAAAGGAAAGAAGTTAGAATTTAATGAAATATGGCACTTAATGCAAGTGTTAAAATTTTATTATGACGACATTATGTTGTTGACAGCCAAAGACATAGCAGAGATTTTAAGGCTAGAGTTTGGTTGTGTACTACAAGAAAATGACGTATCTTTAAACCTCCTTCTAGCACATCGTAGAGACAGTGATGGTAATTTAAAATGTTATGAGTAATTGTATACAATGTGAAGATGGATTAAAATGCTTACCAGACGAAAGTTTGGTGAGTTTAACTGAAGAGGAACTCGATAAATATTTAAATTGCGATGAAAGTATCTTTAAACTTAACCAAGTTGAAAGGCAATCATCTCACACCTAGCGAATTTGTTTATATGCTTCTTAAAAGTGAAGGAGACAAACAAGTTCAAAAGTACTTAGAAATTTTACCCGTTGACAGAGAAAAACTACAGACACGAGGCTTTGTGAAAATAATGCCCGACCAGTCACTTACACTCCGTCAAAAAGCGTTGGATTTATTTAAAGTACGAGGTTGCGAAGATTGTTGGAATCAATTTGCGTTGGCCTACCCGCGCAAGGACCAAGGCCGTCCACTACACAACGATATGAAGCGTAATAAGCTTAAATACATAGCGTTGATAGAGCGTAATCCAGATTTGCACACAACTATACTTACAGCTATTACAGCTGAATTAGAAGATAGAAAACGTGCAAGCTGGTCAGGTGAATTCCGTCCTAAATGGAAGATGATGTCATCATATTTAAACCAAGAAGCTTGGACTATGTATGATGGTGTAGAGCCTGAAACACCCACAGATGAACAAAACTATGGAGGAGACTTAGTATGAGCGAAGAACAAAAGCCATTACCGTGGCGTCACATATCAGAAGCATCTAATGCAGCATTGCGCTACATAGATGGTAGACGTAAAGGTGAAATTAAATCTCTTACTACGCCTTGGAAAAAGTTTAACAACATTTCTATGGGTGGTATCGAATGGCAGACTATCACAACTATTGCTGGTATGTCTGGTAGCGGTAAAACTGCAGTGCTAGGTCAACTTGAAACAGGATTGAAAGATCTTAACGAAAAGGATGACTTTGCAATACTCTCATTTAACTTTGAGATGCTTTCTTCTCGGCTAATTGGCCGTAAACTTAGTAATAAGATGAAACTTACTACACAGCAGCTATATAGTGCGTCAGAAAACTTTAAGTTAAATGACAATTACTATATGAACGCAGTACAAGAAGCACGCAAGTTAAATAAGTATGATATAAATTACGTAGATATACCAGGTAGTGTTAAAGCTCTAGAAGCAACTATATTAAAGTTTTCTAAAGAGAAAGCTAAACCTGTTATAATTATGTTAGATCATACTCTTCTTGTAAAGAAGGTTGGAGGTGCACAAGATAGAGATCTTCTCTATGATTTGATGGCTATGTTTAATGGATTAAAAAAAGTTATTAGAGTGTCATTCATTCTAATATCTCAAATGAACCGTAACATAGAGAATTCAGAGCGCATACAAAACCCTGATTTACATTACCCTAAGAAGCAAGACATTTTCGGTGCAGATGCATGTTATATGTATTCTGACATTGTGGTGGTAACACACCGCCCAGAGATGCTTGGTATTAGGGCATATGGCCCAAAGAGATGGCCTACAACTAATGCTATATTTTGGCATTACTTGAAGGTCAGGGAGGGCGAGCCTTGCATTGCACTTATGGAGAATGATTTGGCGCATAATCAAATATTAGACGCTAAACCAGCAAGCTATTCGAGCAATGAAAATCAAGAAGTACGAGAAGAGAGTGTCAGCGATACTACTCAACAAGGCCAAGGCTAGAGACTGCGATTACGTTCTATATGGTTTTATCTTATTGGCTTACAATATTGATATAACAACTCTAAGCACTAGAGACTTTCTAAAAGGTTTACACAACAAACAATACCCGTCTTTTGAAGGGGTAGGACGTTGTCGCCGTAAACTACAAGAAAAACACAAAGAGCTTAGAGGTACTAAATGGAATGCAAGACACGCAGAACAAGAAAAAGTAAAAACCGAAATAAATCTATTTTAAATGGCACAAGAACTATTAATAGTTGGCGCAAGTGGTACAGGGAAATCCACTTCAATTGAAAACCTAAACCCTGAGTCCACATTCATTGTTAACGTAGCTCGTAAGGCGTTACCATTCAAAGGATGGAAGACTAAGTATCCTACATTTAACAAAGAGAATCCCAACGGTAGATTTCACTCTAGTGATGTCCCTCACGAGATTCTCAAATGTTTGAATTACATTAATGATAAACGTCCTGAAATAAAGACGATTGTTATTGATGACTATCAATACACTATGGCTAACGAGTATATGCGTAGAGCTAACGAAACTGGTTTCAAAAAGTTTACTGAGATTGCTCAGAATGCTTGGTCGATAATCAATGCAGTTAAATCTATGCGTGACGATTTGCTTGTAGTATTTATGATGCACTCAGAAGTTACATTCGATGCTCACGGTAACAAAGTTACTAAGGCAAAAACTATCGGTAAAATGATGGATAATGTAGTTACTCTAGAGGGTATGTTTACTATTGTATTGTATACAGACGTTACTAAGAGCGAGACAGGTATGGACTATTCATTCATAACACAGAATGATGGTGCTAATACAGGTAAAGCTCCTAAAGACATGTTTGGGTCTGTTAAAATTCCAAACGATTTAAATTTGGTAGCAGAAGCTATCGAAGAGTATAACAATTAATTAATTTCTAAAAGAGAGAAAAATGTACGGAACTAACGTAGAAAGTAACAGTACTGGTGGAGTAATGCCAGCAGTAGGTATTCAAGAAAATTGTGAATTAGTAAGTGTATCTTTGAATACAGAAAAAGGTGGAAGACTTGACTTTGAATTTAAGCAGTCTAATGGTGCAACAGTTAAACATGCAGAGTTTCCTGCTAATCCAGACTATGGTGATGTAGAAAAGCAAGCAACTGATGTTTCTCGTCGTGTAAAGCATATTGCTACTAAGTTTATGTCAGAAGGTGAGTTTGTTATAAATAACGTAAACACTTTTGAAGAGTATGGTAACAAAGTTATAGCTTTATTTGGACAAAAGTTTGCAGGAGTTAAGTTTAGAATGTTATTTATCTACAAAGGTAAGTATGCATCTCTTCCTAAGTACCCTAACTTTATCGAAAACATGTCAATTCCCGCAGACAAAACTACTATTTATATTTCAGACTGGAATAGAAAGAAGCTAGTTAAGCCTGAACCAGATGCTGTAGCAGGATCAAATCCTACAACAGTTATGGCAACAGGTGGTGCAGATATGCCATTTTAATTAGACCCTAATGTATGGGACTAAAATAGTAGAACTATGTGAAGAAGAGATTCTAGACAGAATTAACTGTCTAGACATCTTTTCTTACTACATAGGAGATGATTTTAAAATGGGTAGAGCTATGAGATCTCCGTTAAGAAAAGATCGTAGCCCTTCTTTTACTGTGTTTAAGCATAGTAGTGGTAAATTTTTTTATAAGGATTTTAGTACTGGTGATTCTGGTGATTGTTTTACATTTTTAACAAGAATGTATAGCGCTACTAGATTCACTACTTATAGAATGGTTGATAATGATTTTCAACTAGGAATATCTTCCACTACATTTGCTAAACCTACTAAACAAGAGTATGGTGTACACAATAAAAAGTTTGAGAACATTGAAGACTCATCTACTACTATACAAATAAAGTCTCGTCCTTGGAATTCTCAAGAAGATAAAACCTTTTGGTCTAAATATGGAATATGTTGTAAGATGCTTAGTAAATATAATGTACGAGCTGCCGCTAATGTGTGGGTTAATGATAACCTTATTGTTAGCAGCAATCGTTACAATCCTATTTATGCTTATCATTTCCCTAATGGAAAAATGAAAATATATCAACCATATAGTAAATTTAAATGGTTAAGTAATACTAGCGTGTCTGATCTACAAGGGTTGAGCCAACTTCCACTTCGGGGGGACACGTTAGTTATTACTAAATCACTAAAAGATGTTATGTGTTTGGATGTATTTGGAATACCCTCTGTGGCACCTTCGTCAGAAAGTTGTGTCATTCCTGCAGATGTTGTTAAGGACTTAACTGACAGATTTGCAAGAATATACATATTATATGACTTTGAT